CTCAGGACTTTCCAGACGCCAAGTTGGTCTTCTCTAATGCAATGGTGCTATTACCGACTATCCCTGAGGTTCTCTCCGCCACGGCCCGTGCCCTTGCCAGCGGCTTCAAGGCTTATGCTTGGTATGGTGGTGTGCCACCACCCAAAGAGCCATGCCTCGTGTTTTGCACCACGATTGGCATTACGGGGACTGACCTTCCATGGGCCCTGCTTCACTACGTCTCTACCGGGCGGGTCAATTATGTCACCGAGGAGGGTTCTAGCATCAGGAACACCACACGGGAGCAAGAAGTCCAAGGATTCGGACGCGTCGCACGTAAACGCGGTGGGTATGCCTGGCGCGCACGTGTCCCATATGGGACTCAACCGCTCTATCAGCCCCCGAATGCCGAGGTACTCATCAATCACCCACTAGGACCAAAGCTACTCGAAGTCTACCAGATCACCAACACCGTCGTAGCTTGTCAGAACGCCATCGCTGGCATGCCGTGGGCAACACGGGACCAGATGACGTTTTTGAGACTCGGCCTTGATGGCACCTTGTACGACTTGCTTTGTCGCCTACGCCAATACTGCTCCCGTATGGTTGACCTCCGAACCTACCTGGCATACCTAGAGGGCACCATCGAAGAACCTGAGGAAGTCCGTGAAGTTCTCACCTGGGTCACTCTTCGCCGTCAGGTCCGACTTGACAGGGGCATGGTCTCGGATGATCACATACGGTCATTTTTCGAGGCGACTCCCATTAATGTCTGGACCACAGATGGCGTGTGTAACCGAGTGAGCCGTTTGCGGAACATTGCCGGCGCAATAGTTCCCTCGTAGGTTGCAGACCATTCAAGACCCTGCCTGTCCCTTTTCCACGAATGTCCTATTCAGTGACCGTGTCTTTTATTCTCCTTTAAATCGGGCTCAGCAGCGCGCTTAAATCCCGTCGGTGCAGCAGGGGACCGCAACCCGCCGCGGCACACATGGTCATGTGCCACACAGACTCGGAAGAGAAAACAAATATAGGGATTCATGAGTACGGCTCGTCGCGCCGAATCCTCGCCCCTTACTTTGGCCGCAAGGGCATATGTTAAGGACAGCAAGAGTGCTCGCCCGCCCCCTGGACACACTGATGAGTCGGGGCTGAAATCTATCAGGAGGGCTGGCCGCCCTTGGTGCAGGCACCAATAGATATGTGTTTTAATCTTTTACAACTCTCCACATCACACCCTCAAAACCAACCAAAACATTACCAACCATGTCTGCTTATCACGCACTCCTCACTCAGGTCTTCTCGATCCAAAATCCGTCTCATGCTGGTGCATGGGGCGAGGGTCTTCCACGGCTGGTGGCTGCCATCAACGACATGCCAGCCGATGAACAAATCCCGCCTCTTTTCGACTCTCGCGACAGCCGACAGGAAGCTGTGGAGTGGGCCACCAACCCACACCCAGTGACCGGGCGGAAATACCGAGAGAGCCTATATCGCCCCAATGAAGCTGCGCTCCATTGCCGCGATGTGAATTACACCGGGTTGCACGGGTG